ACTGCACTATCATCGAATACGACTTTATCACCAATATCTAACGTGTGTATGGGATTCGTATTTTGGATACCAACATTACTGCTCGTTACCAAACCTACACCCCCATAATTTGTATTCGCCTCAAAAGTGACGACATTGGAAATAACATTTCCCTGGTTTGTGATATCATTCAGTGTTGTTGCGATGTTGGAAAGAAAACCACCATCACCTATAAAAAATGTTGCACCGACGTTACCAGTAATTTCCAGAACATTTGAAGCCGCACCATTTGCTGTCAAGTAACTACCCACGTGTAGGTTACTTAAAATCTCGACTTCACCAGGAAATGACTGGATATTAGTCTTCACCATTTATTAGTACCGGAGAAAATCTTATACACCTTTTTCGTCTATAAGATTTTTGTGTGGGTTTATGAGTCTAAATTAGTAGCCAAAGGTCTCGATCGTTGTGCCACTTTCAACTACTGAAACTACACCTCCATTTGAATTTGAAGACATATATTCTATAAAGATATCGTATCCATCCTGAGCATCTAGAGCGCTGCTAGTAGTTAATGTCACCTTGTTACCTGTTGTTGAAACCGTTGGACTCCATGGATTTGTATTGGTTTGATCACCAAAGATGTTTTTAGTACCCACGGCTATGTTCTTTGTTGGGGTCTCCCCACTCTTACGCCCACCCGAAACTTCTAAAATCATTGTACTAAGATCCTCGTCACCATCTATGAGTTGTGCAGTGATCTTTGCATAAAAGATATTTGATGTGAAATTGATATCAACTAGGGGAGTTATACCCGTAGTAACAGTTCTAGAAACACTGTATGTCTTTTTAGTGACACCACCCGTGTTTGTGATGAGTCCACCGGTGACATACACATTATTGCCTACAGTGAGGTTTGAGCTTACATATGCGTTACCAACCACGTGAAGGTTGGAATTGGGTGTCGCAGTTCCCAAACCAACACTCGCCTCAGATGCATCTACGTACAGAATATTAGAACCAACTTTTAGGTCACCCCCACCTGTGATTCGTGCCTTTTCAGTACCAGCGACTGAAAAACGAATATGTTGAGAAGCTGGTGTATTGAGATGTGTTGGCCCAGTGGCTGTCTGTTTAAGGGCGAAATTGGTAGCACTATTATGATCGAAGTGTGCGAATGTTGCATGATCATCATCTGTTCCGTTATATCCTATAGCAGCGCGACCGAGGAACGATGTTTGATTTGCGTCGGGTCCAGCGTGTATGTTTGAGGTGACATACACATTCCCATTGACATGAACGTTGGCATCCACATTGGCGTTTGTACCGAAACCCACGTTCCCTACGTTGTAGTAAATGTCTGTACCCGTAGTGACCCAAGGAGAAGTCACAAATGGAGCATCATCCTCAAACAACGTTCCAGTGAATTTAATGTCACCTTGGACATGTAAGGTTTTATCAGGCTCAGTGGTACCCACACCAACCTTGTTGTTTACAGCATCTACGTGGAAAGTATTTGTATCTACCGTGACATTTGAGGAAATGTATGAATTACCAGTCACTTCAAGATCATATGTAGGATTTGCTGTTTTAATACCAGCTTTACCAGTCGTGACAAAACTTGTATCGTAAAGACTTTGATTGTTATTAAATTGAATGACGTTAGACATGGTATTTCCGTTATTTGCCACATCTTCGAGAGTCGTCACGAGTCCTGTGAGTTGACTACCGTCACCGTGGTACTGTGCCGCGTAGACATTTCCGGTGACACCGAGACCACCGGCAATCGTAACTGCTCCAGATCCCGTTGAAGTGGAGATAGTCGTGTCAGTCACAGTGAGATTATCCACCTCGGCACCCTCAAAGTTTACTGCGCTTCCGTATATCGCACCCACAACTCCTAGACCACCCGCAATTTGGACTGCACCCGAAGTTTTAGAGTTTGTGGGTGTCACACCCGTAACGGTTAGGCTATCTACTTCAGCATCTTCAAAATTGACATGGGTCGCATGAATGTTACCCGCAACACCTATACCTCCACCCACTATGAGTGCACCCGAGGTCTTATTCGTAGTGGATGTAACATTCTGAATGGTTGCACTATCGAGGGTGGCGGCTTCAAAGTTTACGTCGGTCGCATGAATATCACCACCCACACCGAGACCACCTATGATGGTAACCGCACCCGATGTTTTATTGGTTGCGTTCGTAGCATCTGTCACAACTGAAGATTTGGAACGGGCGACAGCCACATTTGAATTACCATGAACATCTAGTGTATACGCGGGGGTCGCAGTGAGTACACCCACACGATTCGTTACAGAATCTGCATGGAAAAGTGTAGAATCAACTGTAAAAGTGTTTTGAACTTCCACATTACCCCTCAAATCTATGAGCATTCGATGATTCGCGTCCTCGAAATGAAGAATGTGATCATCTGTGAATGTATTTTGTGTATAGCTAATGGAAAACCGGTGTTCATCTGCGTGATAAATGAGGGCAATGTTAGCATATTCTCCGTCATCCTTATGTTCCATCATTAAACCGGTATCGAGGTTGTGTACTTCATTATTTGCGCCGATACCGAAAATACGATCTTCGATCGTCACACTGGTGGAAGACACCACTGTATTGTTACCACTGAGTGTGATGTTCCCCAAAAATTCAGCTTCGGCTGCGGAAATGACATACTTTCCACCGGCCGTAACATAGACGGGGGACTTTTCGAGAAAGCCATCAAGACCAACCATGGGTAAATGTTTGTTAATTGGATCTACGAGACCTGTGACGGAAATATTTGAGCCCACTTCGACGTTGGCGACAGTCACGAGACCTGTGGTCACATTATTAAATTCCATAGTATTCGAGACGGTGTTTCCAGCCGCCGAAACTTGTTCGAAGGTTTGAAGTTGGGTCAACAAATTAGTGGGTAAAATCTTTTTGAGATCATTGTTTTCATTGTTCACGTAGACATAGTTAATATCCGTCTCATCGGCGACGATGGGAGCGTTCGGAATATCGTTGGCGCGACCAATACCAGTGACGAAAACACCACCGTTACTCTCGTGTATCTTTGTCACGACACCGACATTTTGAATCAGATCATTATTGTAGGGTTTAACATTGGATAAACCACCCGCGACGACGTTACTCACGTAGACCGTTTCACCGGTGACGAAATCCTCTGTAACGACACTGAGGGCTTTACCGTATGCGACAGCTGTACCTGTTTGACCGGGTGTCAACAGCTGATTCGAGAGACCGATACAGGGCATGGTATCGGCGCTATCAGACAAGGCGAGACCGACATTAAGAATATTAGAATTGTGTGTTCCCTTGACATAGACGGCATCACCCGCTTCGATATTCACACCATTGAGATCGTTTCGAATTTGTATATACGTGTGCATCGGGTACTCGTTCACCCAGTCTGTACCGTCGTACACGAGGAGGTGATCGGTGAGTGGTCCATCTATAGTAACACTATTGAGCTGATCCAACTTGACTTCAACATTCGACGTGAGATCGGTCGTCAAAGCGGTTGTAGCGTGGTTGAGTCGCAAAGTTCCGTCTATATCCATGGTTGATGAAACGTAGGCGTTACCGACAACATGGAGATTGGCACTGGGGGTCAGTGTTTCAATTCCTACCGAATGTTTCAACGCATCTACATGAAGAGTATTCGTATCGACCGTGAGATTTGAAGAAATATATGTGTTACCGACAACATGGAGGTTGGCATCCGGTGTCAGTGTTTCAATTCCGACCGAGTGTTTCAACGCATCCACGTGTAAGGTATTGGTATCCACTGTGAGATTAGAAGAAACATAGGTATTACCCACGACATGGAGGTTGGCATTGGGGTTCTTGGTCTCAATTCCGATGGAGTGTGTCATCGCATCCACGTGTAGCGTATCGGTATCCACCGTGAGATTCGAAGAGACATAGACGTTGCCCACCACATGGAGGTTAGCATTAGGGTTCACTGTCCCAAGTCCTATAGACTTGCTCTCCGCATCCACGTGGAATGTATCGGTATCCACTGTCAAGTTTGAAGAAACGTACGCGTTACCTACTACATGAAGTTTCGCATCTGGAACTTTCGTCCCGAGACCGACGGATTGTGTTCCCGTCTCGACGTGAAGTGCGTCTGTAGCCACGGTCAAATCATCCGAGACGTAGACATTACCCACTACATGAAGATTCGCATCGGGTGTTGTTGTCTCAACTCCAACACTATGGGTCACTGAGTCCACATGTAAAGTGTTTGTATCAACCGTTAAGTTGGAACTCACATAGGTATTACCCACCACGTGGAGATTGGCATCGGGTGTTGTTGTCTCAACTCCAACACTATGGGTCATCGAGTCCACATGAAGGGTATCAGTATCCACGGTTAGGTTTGACGACACGTAAACGTTGCCCACCACATGAAGATTGGCGTCGGGTGTCTTTGTTTCGACTCCGACACTATGGGTCACCGAGTCCACGTGTAAAGTATCCGTATCAACCGTAAGATCTTCGGAAATGTAGGCGTTACCCATCAAATGAAGAGTAGCGTCGGGAAAATTCGTTTCAATACCAATAAAATGTTTGTTTGTATCTACGTGGAGAGTATTTAGATCTACGGTGAGATTGGAACTCACATAGACATTACCAACCACATGAAGATTGGCATCTGGTGAAGCGTTGTTAATACCGACAGAGTCGTTCACTGAGTCAACAAAAAGTGTGTCTGTATCTACTGTAAAGTTATTGGAAACATTGACAGTATTGTGTATGGTCGTTCCATATGTGAATTCTTTCGAATCTGCGTTGTACATGAGAATGTTCGAGTTGTTCACGTTTCTCACAGGGTTTATAAAAAGTGCATTTTGTGTAGTAGTATTGTTAAATCCCGCAGCATCCGTACCACCATTGATGATAACAGATCCAGCAGCTTGACCCGTCGGGTATCCCGCGTAATACCCTATAGCTATAGCACCCTCACCTTGATTAAACTTACCTGCACCATCACCAATAGCGATGGATTTTTGACCCTGATTTTGGCTACCAGCATCTTTACCTATGGCGATCGAATTACCCAATTGATCCTGGCCACCGGCGTTTTCACCGATGGCAATGGAAGATGCCGCTTGATTTTCATAGGCAGCCTTTTCACCTATGGCGATAGAACTATTCCCTTGGTTGGTTTCACCGGATCTTTCACCAATGGCTATAGAAGATTCCGCTTGTGTAACACTACCCGATTTGTACCCAATGGCGATGGAGTTGGAGTGTTGACGGTCATAACCAGCTCTGTACCCCAAAGAAATGAGATGCGCATTTGAACTTGAATGAATTGTTGTACCCGTATCTGTACCTATGAGTAAACGATCATACCCAGAATTATCCACGCGCCGAGTAGCGGCGATTGTTCCATTTACATCGAGATCTTTTGTAGGATTAATTTGATTTATACCAACTCGGTTTGATTCGACATCTACATGAAGTGTATTTGTGTCAACCGTTAAATTAGAACTTATGTATGCGTTACCGACGACATGAAGTTCTGCGGATGGGGTTAATGTATTAATACCCACTTTGTCAACACCCGAATCTACGAATAAAGTATCTCCATCAACAGTCAAGTCGGCGGAAATACTTGTGTTACCAGTGACCACCAAAATATTTGAACCAAATTCATCTACGAAAAGGTTTGAACCCACATCCAAAGTGTGTACAGGATTTGTGTTCATGACACCAACATTGGACTCGGTGAAAATTTGACCGTACACGTGGACGTTAATATCTTGAGTTGTGAGAGGTGTAATCGTATGATGATTGGCACTCGATTGTGTGTATCCAATCGCAAATTCATTTGAACTTTCTAAGTACCCCATGGCTATATTTGAACCTGGGCGTGTCATCACAAAACCAAGATCGAGTGATGCATCCCCAACCACATTATCTTTACCGATTTCCAAAATCGCATCCTTTATGACAGTGTTATTGGAATGTAAAGTTGTGACGAGTCCGTTAAATGTCGCATCTCCATCGACAACCAAATTATTTTGAATATACGTACTTCCTAGAACTCTGAGTGTATTGGATGCGGTTTGATTTACGAACACTTTGGAACCAACAGAAAGTGTATCAGTTGGTAGACCGTTAGAGATGCCAACATTCGAAAGTGTTGTGACGGAGGTGACTGCATTATTAAAAGAAACTATATTTGATGTAACATTCCCGTTAATCACGGCCGCTTCGAGTGTAAAATTGAGAATATCTTCCGCAACTGCACCAGAGTCCATCATTTCCTTCGTCACTTGATTGTACGCCAGTACACTAATATTTCTATCTGACAGATCCGTACGTAAACGTAGAGGTGTTATGTATACAGAATCCGTAAAAGGTGTATCAATTTCCCCTTCACTCGCATTAAACACAATCGTGTTTTCTGCCTGGTCATTGGTACAATTTTTACCGAATCTAATTTTTGTGGAACGTTCCACGGTCGGCAAATTCTTGACCATTTAATATAGAATGGTATTTTAATTTGCGTAAAGAAGTCCCGCCATACCATTCTCAATGCGCAATATATTGTAATTTACGGCATATATAGGGTCAGTGATGTTCATGGTCTCGCTCGTGATTTTGGCTGAACTTAATCGACTAAAATTCAGTGTACCAGTGGGCTGATGGGAACTCGTAGAAAGGCAAAACGGATACAGGAAAAAATCAGGGGAGGCCACAAAGTTAGTGTGGTAGTAATGTGTTACATCGATGAAATGTGGTTTACCCCATCTATAATTTCCAACATCCATACCATTAATACTGAGTTTTACCCTATTCGTGGGTGAAGTAAGAGCACTATTCGTTGTTGTATTAGAAGATGCTAAATACTTCACAGGGTGATTAAATGTGAGTTCTTGGAGAGTTGTTCCAGAACCAATGTTCTTTTGAACTTGTGTGATTAACATATCATGTTTACGAGAAGCTATGTTTCCACGCTCTTCATTATCCAAATAGATGTAGTTTGCAAACAGTTCTATATTTTTGTTAGTAACATCTGGTCCCCAATAAATGCGAAGCTCTATATTATGATAGTTAAGGGCTACCAATGGGAGGGCTGACTGTGGCGTTTCACAGAAAAAAAAGCGGAGGGGGTAAAAAAACGATCGAGCAGAGATACCCGGGTGTGTACCTTGAGCACTTCTAGATACGTTTTGTGCGAATGTATCCACAGCGATATTTTCAGTAAATACAGAATCTTGTGTATCAACTACAGATCCCCCTATCAGAAGCTCCACTTTCTCAATAATGTTATCCCACCTTTGCGAATCGAGAGCTTGTGTATTGTCATCCATCGTCAGATAGACATAACTGAGAAGATCACCAGTTCTTTCGAACTGGACACTTGACATAGAATTACTTTTCACACTTCCATGGATCGTTTGTTTTTCGATGGATTGTGAAAAATTGGAGTGTCGTTTAAAGACTGAACTAAAAAACGATATCTCGGGTTTACCCACGATAAATTCATCCTGAGCACCAACGGCAATAAGTTGAGTGATACCAGCGGACATCGTTTACTTTATAAAGAGAAAATTACAAATTACATTTCCTACACATGATTCGAAGGACTAATACATTTTTATCCGAGGCGGTCGAACGAGTGATCGTATTACCATCCTGGTTACGAATTGTGACTGTGAATCGGTCTAGGCGGCGAATGGGGTCTATGTACTGAGTGAAAATCGGATACTCATCTTTAAACTTGATTACAGTAGAAGAATCGGATACGATACTGGCAAAAGAACCCCTAAGAACGCTCATAGAAGCCTGGCCAGTGAGTACATTGGATGCACGATCAGAAAAGATAGAGTCGAGTTCATCTATCGAGACATAACAATGTTCCGTAGCGGTGGTTGTCCGAATACGAGCACCCAATAATTTAGCCTGAACAACATTTTTCAGTGGTTGTTGAAGGTAACATGTGAAGGTGTTCGCACTACTTTGACCAATCGAATCAATCGTGATGGTGTGATATTCATAGTTGAGATCTGGGGTCGCCATTTATAGTTAGCTTAGATTAAAGATCCACCAATTCCATCCTCGATGGCATACCCAGCGTGTTCACCGACAAGCTGTTGAGCACCACAAACACCACCGGGTGTGAGACCTGTAGTGTAAGCACTTCCCTCCTTACCCTGTCCAGGGGCACATTCGATCTTGTTCTCGAGATCGAACATGGACTTTTCATTCACAGTCTTGATAATAATAGGCATGGGCTGGTAGTTGCTGATATTCTTGTTGGCGCTCAGGGCAAAAATGATCACCAATAAAATGGCGATGGACATGAGAGCGTTGCGGTTCTGCTGGTTAAGCTTAAACATTTATAATAGACCAATATATTTTTTCTAAACTGCGTTAAAGGTATTTTTTTAGTTTCCATATAGAGAGTAGATGGACGAAGAAATTGTAATCGATCGAGGATCCCCAAATGTGATGAAACTAGATGCAGATGAACAGGCCCTGATGGATGAGATTGAAATATCGGCTCCTCGTCCTCAGCGTGTTCCACGACCCACGAACCATATGTCCAGACCTGCACCCCAGATGCAACAGGAAGCGATGGATGCTTTCGCGAATCCTAATAAGCAGAATGCTCCTCCCCCACCGGGCGATGACGAGGAGATTGATTATGGTGAGGATGAACCAACCTTTTTTGATGATGACATGAATATGGGTTCTGGTCAGCAGGATGAGCAACCTTCAAAGGGGTATGGCTCCATTGATGAAGAGAAGGCTGATTTGATTAATAAACTCGGTCGGTTAGAGAAGAAGGGTTTTGCTGTGAATAAGCGCCTGAATGCGTATTCGAATGTTGACGAACTTCGTTCTGAAGTGAAGAGGATTACGTACAGTATAGATGTTGAGCAGTCTGTCCGTTTTTCTAGGCGAATGCTTGTAGCGTGTGTGACTGGCCTGGAGTTCCTTAACAAGCGGTACAACCCCTTTGAGATTCAGTTAGAGGGTTGGTCTGAGTCTGTTATGGAGAATGTTGATGACTATGATGGTGTCTTTGAAGAACTCTATGTGAAGTACCGATCCAAGGTGAATATCGCTCCAGAGGTCAAGCTGATTATGATGCTCGGTGGCTCTGCTATGATGTTCCATCTTACCAATAGTATGTTCAAATCGGTGATGCCCAATATGAACGATGTCATGAAGCAAAACCCCGATCTCATCAAGAGTATGATGAGCGCTGTACAGAACACCACACGGAACACTGACGGCCCAGCAGTCGATGCACCCGTCGGTGGCACTGGCCAATACGAGATGAAGGGTCCAGGCCTTGATATTTCCAGCCTCATGGGTGGGATTTCTATGCCACCTCCACCTCCCATGAACACCAACATGGGAACATCTGGTACCATTCAAGAAGAAGATGAGGATGACGTTTCTGATATCATCTCCGTTTCGGGTGACTCGACAGGTGGTGAGGTTCGACAGGTAAATGTCAACTCTTCCAAACCCAAAAAGACGAGACGAAAGAAGAAGACTGAAATTAATCTCTAAATATATATAAATGATAGCATACTGTCCACTGGAGGAGCTGAATCCTCCAGTCAAGCAGCAAAAGCCAGTCGTGGAACTCGAAATCGAGGAAGATAAACCAACGATTGGTCGTGAAGAAACTGAACTCAATTATGTCGTCATGGCTTTCATTGTCGGCGTGATTGCTCTAGCCGTCTCTGATTCCATCAGGGCATAATTACTTTTTATCTACCGCAGGGTTTTCCCTTGTAGTAAATTTAATATGTGTACTCGAAACCCGAACCACCCAAGTTTACATTACCACCGGCGCCATTATCAAGTGTCGCAGAACCTGTGAGCTTATGTGTAATAGATTTTAGAGATCCACCAACCCCAGAAACCAATTCAACGAAAATGTCATATGCGTAGTTTCTACCAGTATCCTTAATTATTGGTACAATCTGCACTGAGCGTTTACCAGTCACCACAGTTGGACTCCATGGATACAGGTTAAGACCACTGAACATGTTCTTAGTTCCTATGGCGATTGGGAGTGATGGCGTTGTTCCGTCGTGCGTACCTCCTTGTACTTCAAGTACCATACTACTTACATTATCAACATCACTCAGTTCTCTCAATTGGGCAACGATCTTAGCATAGAATGTTTCAGGGCCAAAGTTTATTTGCACATCTTGACCACCACCCGTTGTGATCGAGAAGGTATTGGAGTACCTCTTACAGGCAACCTGATCGGAGTTTGTGATGATACCACCATTGACGTGAATGGATGTATTCGCATCCTCACCCTCTAAACCAATGGCTACTTGGTTACCAAGATCAATTTTACCATCAATTTGGAGATCACCAACTACTTCGACGTTGCTATTGATCACTACATCCAAAACCGCGTCAATAACAACATTACCAGTCACATCACCATAGATATTGGAAACACCACCGGGTGTTTTGAACTCCAGCATCGCATCCGCGGAAGAGTGTTCTAGTCGAGCCTTACTGTTATACACAGTGAAACGCTCACTCGGATTTACAGTGCCTATCCCCACATTACTCGAATCAATTATATGAATACCATCAGCTTCAACACTATTATTGACCGCACCTAAGACAGTCCCGTGTACCGAGTGTTGTGTGTTACTGAAACCCCTCACATACCCTCCATAGTTATCGTTTGTATTCAAACTGACACCTATTTTGTTATTGGTTCCAGGACTTTGTAATTTAAGAACATCTATGTCTGTCGTGACCCCCGAGTAGATGTGTACATTTGTATCTGGGGCGTTGGTTCCTATTCCCACGAGTCCCGTGTTCTTAATTCGTATAGCTTCAGTTGCGTTTAGTTCAGATGTACCAGTTGTCGCTTTATTTTGAAATCTCATATCAACAGCTCCAATGGTCTCGAAACGAGCACCATCACTTAACGCGAAGATGTCCAGATTACCAAAATTGACTTTTTGACCACCAGCGAATTCAATACCACCGTTTACGAATAATTGTGTTGTTGCGGTCTGTTGAATTTTAGTTTCATCAGCTGTTCCTATCAAAACCTTACCCTGTGCAGTCAAGAACATAGTCGGTTTAAGTAAATTTGAAGTGCCAGCCTCCATGGCAGCCTTAGCCCCTTCATTCAATTGGGGTTCACTGTATGTTTGGAATACTTGTTGTGATCCAACAAATCGTAGTTGATCGGGACCCTGACCACCCGGACCTTCATTACCTTTAAAAATTAACAGTTCTGATATATCCGTACTAACCAGTCGCTCCTTGATAAATGTGTTACTAAATTCATCGGAAACGAGGCCACCAAAATAGAGTTCATTACCGATTACAACATTACCATTAACTTCTAATTTGTGTCGGGGTACATCTGTTCCTATCCCCATATTACCCGAAGTACCGTTGATAAAGATTCGACTCTTCGTTGAATCATTGATCACATCTGGATTTTTGGTAAGTCTGAAGTCACCCACGGATCCCGTTATACCCATAGAATATCCAGTGGGGTTACCGGAAATACCATCCGCTTGAATAAACGAAGCAAATGCGTTTGATGCGAGTGTATCAGTCCTCATAGCTACGATGGCGTCATCTGCGATATTGTTAATCTTTTCACTATGCACGAGAACACCGTTGGTTAATGAATTTCCTATTCCACTCGTGATAATTTCTAAATGTGACGCCGGTGTTGTTGTACCAATTCCTACACGCTTGTTACTTCGCCACGTCATGACATGGTTTGGGGTGTTATAATCATCACCCGCCAAAGAGAGATTCAATTGAGAACGAGCTGTTCCTGAAGCGGTCCCGTGTTTACCCAACTGGAAAACACCCCGAACACCATGTTGTCCATCTGTACCACCTTCACGTGTGAGTTGCATGACATTTTTGAAATCGGATGCGCTCGTAACTGGGGAAGTGTTAGTAACTACCAATGGAGTTCCAAGGTGACTCAAGCCGTTTCGATTAACAACCTGATCATTAATAAAGGCTGTACCACCGGAAACATGGAAACGCCCTTGAGGTACCGAAGTACCCACACCAACATTACTCGTTTCTAGAACGGTCAGTGCTGGTGTACCCATGGATGCGGTCGTACTCGCAAAGAAGTTGATACCTTTACCACTCCCAACAATATTTTCGATTCGAGTTTCTTTTGTCACCGGACTCGTAAATATCTTCATATTCGTTTCAGTGTTACCAAATATCGCCGCGTTACTTCCATTTATTTTGAGATTACCATCAATGGTTAAATGTTCACTGGGTTCTGTATTGGATATACCAACATACCCATTGGAGGCGAACCGTACTCTTTCAGTATTTTTGGTAAAGAAACGGATATTCTGACTACTGGCTGAAGTTTTGGCACCGTATACCTCGATCGCACTTATGTTTGCATTGAGTGGACCAGCTTTAATGACTACAGCGTTTGATAATGTGTCACCATCATCCGTGTCGGCGTGAATGAGTACGTTTGCAGTAGATGTAATTCCCGAATCACCTTCAACCTCAATGAAATCCTGAACACGGATAGACTGTGTGATGAGACGATTTGTAACCGTATTACCAATGACCGTTAATGTATTCGCGGCAGTGGAAGCTGTATTTATAAAAAATTCGTCACCAACTGAAAATGTATCAGTTGGATTTATATTAGCTATACCCGTTGGCGCGTTACCGGTTGTTTGAATACTATGGGCTTGGATAGTGGAGGTCACCACCATCGGTATCGCTGCATCCGCATCTAATGTAATAAGACTACCCACTGTGAGTCCATCATCACCTATTCGCACACCCTTGAAGTATCCATACCCGTTGGCATGTAAAACATTCGCAGACGATGTTGCGGTATCATTCACGTATACGTTTGAACCTATAGAAAGACTATATTCTGGTGACGTGTTGGCTATACCCACATTATTTTGTGTGTATAATTCGCCAAAAATTTGAAGATTCGTCGTAGTCGCCGGATCCATGGTAAAGTTTTGAGTAAGAGGTCCACCGAATGTGCGACCCAGTTTCATCGTGTCGTCACTTTGTGTGTACCCAAAAAACACGTTAGCATCTCCAGCCTTTTGAACCATCAACGTAGCCATATCATAATTTCCATCATTCCCGGAAAATTGGCCACTATTTGTGGGATCTGTAGCCATTTGAATAACAGCGTTTGATATAACAAGACTGTTTACTTCCAAATAATCTGGAATCTCTGTGATGGATAAGTTACCAACCATTTCAGTGTTTCCAAAAATTCGAAGCACACCATTCTTGACGACAACATTACCATTTTCAAATACGGCTACATTGGAATCTGTAGCTGGGTCAAGTTCATTACCCACGGACAGAAACTTTCCCACATCTACGTTAGTTGTGAATGTATTTCCAGTAACTTCGAGAACGTTTGAATCATTATTACTCACCTTAAACTTGTTAACGAGTTCAAGATCATTTGTAAATGCTAAATTAGACGTAAAAATGTTACCATTTACAGTGACTAAATCACGATTATCTAAACTGATAAAGAATTCCTGGTTATCACCAACTTGGAAATCGTTGACTGGATTTTCGGTTTTAACACCAATCTTATCAGTTACGTTCATGCGTGCAGTCTTGACAGTTTTGGAGACATCCAAAATGACCTCTTGACCACTTTGCATAAAGAGATCTGCACCGATAGAGAAACTCTTTGTCGGAACTGTGTTAGCAATACCGATACGATCAACTACAATTTCATCTGCTTCAATCTCACTCGTAATAATACTCCGTACTGTGGTGAGAATATCCTGCTCTGTGGGATCAGCGTCCATATTCGACACAAAAATCTGATCGAAACGAACAGTTCTACCCATCTATACATTAACTACCGAATAAAATTCCTGCTAAACCATCCTTGATTCTCAACACGTTATAATTTACAGCGTAAACAAATAGTGGCTGATTAGTTGGTCTATTCAAACCCTTTTCGGCGCCTCTGATTGTCAATTTAGCGTTATCGAGTCGGCTGAAATTACAGGAACCGGATGGATTATAGTCTGATGCGTTCATACAGAAATGATAGGCGAAGAAACGGGTATACATTAGCACCTGATTCTCTGCGATAAATTCAGATGTTCCAAATGACGACTTGAAATAATTTTGAATGGTGTGAAAGTACATGGGACTCATCTGTTCGAGTAGATGTATCCCGTTTATTTGTAAATCGGCATTCTTGAATGTGAAACGATCGTTTGCGAAGTCACCACTGTTTGCACCAAACCCAAAGAATAACGATTTAACTGGGTGATTGAAAGAAGATATGTCACATACGTTTTCATTACTGGCCAATGTGTTATCAATAGTAGTCGTGAGGGGAAACTCGATTTTCTGAACTTGTGTAATGACGAAATCCAATGATCGACTAATCAGTGACTCCCTTTCTTCTTTATCTAAATACACATAGTTTCCATATATTTTAGCAGTCTTTTCGTCAGCTCCTATAGTAGCTAAATTTTCTTCATCAAAATTAATTCGTATTTCAACTTCGTGATGTTGTAATGCCACGAGAGGTAAAAATGCTTTATGATCACAGAAAAAGAAATGAAGTGGAACAAAGGTAAAGTTAGATGTCGAAGTTTTATTGTTAAGTTCTTGAGATTTATTCCATGTATCAGCTAAGTAGTTTGGCCATATATCACCGAAATAATCATATGATTGTGAATCAATTTTTTGACCACCTATAAAGAGATCGAGTGTGGAATTAAAAAATAAGTTGGATGCGATATTCGCGTTAGAGTTTAGAGAACTCGATTCAAACCACAACCCGTTGAGGACATCACCCAAAACAGGAATTTTAATGGACACATCTTTATCAGAAATATTTTTAATGTATTTTGGTGCTTGAGAAAAGTTTGTATGTCTCGTAAACTTCATCCGGAAAAAAGAATGTCCATCGTCACTAGTTAGATAGACATCTTGTATTCCCTTGGATACCAATTGTATTAATGCACCCGACATTTAATAGATGTTCAGATTATAAAAACAGACACTTTCCCTGAGGGAAGTCATTCTTCTTTTCTTCTATAACCTTTCCACGGATATTGAATCCACCTTGTCGGTACACCTTCATTCGTTTGTAATACATCGCTGTAAATATAGACCAAGGGTCGTGTACATCATAAATATGAGGATCATTCTTCTTTCCCTTTGTTTCTCTCATGATTCTACCAATACTTTGAGTGATATCAGACTTGGGACTGGCTAAGATGACTGTATCAAGAGTTGGAATATCGAGACCCTCATGGGCTTGGCTGAATGTTGCGAAGATGATCTTCTTTTTTGAAGATTCCTGGAGAGCAGCTTCTTTCATACCACCCATATAGAGTCCTGAAGTTTTAGGGAAACATTGGTGAAGAAATTCACAATGAAGTCGGCGATCACTGAGAACTAAAAGTTGTCGAGTACCCGCTGAAGCCTTTTTCACCAACTCCACCAACATCTTATTTCTTTGACGATCTTCAACTAAGCATGTAATCATATTTGGCATTGAAATCTTTCCATTCCTCATAGATGGTGGAGGGTTTCTGTAATTCGGTGAATCGAACGTAACCTGAAACACTTCAACTTGTTCTTGATTCTTTCTTTCAACCGAAAAGAATGTTGGACCCATAAACCAGTGAAGCACTTTCGTGAGACCATCTTTTCGTTCTGGTGTCGCTGAGAGTCCAAAGATGTGCTTGGGGCACATTTTGAAGAGTGACTGACTAAATACCTTTGCACAAATATGATGCGCCTCGTCGACTATGAGAGTTCCTACGCTATCAAAATCTGAAAATGAATATTCTTTGAGTGACAATGACTGGAGCATAGCGATGACAAAGTCACAATCGACTTCCTTCTTATCCTGTTGCACGACACCAATCGTGGCACCCGGGCAAAATTGTTGAATCCTTTCTCGCCACTGATCGGCTAAGAATTGTTTGTGTACTACAATCATGGTCCTGTACCCCAACTTACACGCTATGGCCAGGGATACCGTCGTTTTACCATAGCCACATGGTAAAGAAAGGACGCCATGCCCTGCTTCAATTGCTGAACGGAGGGCATCATTTTGGTGTGTGGAATCTCGAAGCTTCCCAACGAACTTGGTATCGATGCGACTAGGTTCTGGTCTCTTGTCTTCACGTGGTTCCCCAAGTTTAGAAGTTCCGTAGAATCTTGGAACGCAGACTCCATTCTTAGCTGGTCTGAAAACTTTGAAAGGTGGTGGAGGGAATCCATAATCCCCATTTACTATGGGTCTTACGGTAAGTTCCTTTTTAATTTCCTGAATTGGACCCGTATTCACGATGTATCCGGTTCTGGAGAGCATACTTATTTAAAGATGCGAAACTTTAAATAAGTACACGATGCCCACTCTCGACATTGATGAGAATATTAAACGACTCGAACAGACGATTGAACAGATGACCCAAGAGGTTTTTCGTCTCCAAGGAATGCTTCAAACCTTTTCTAACCTGAAAAAGGGTGGTGTGAACACGATTGAATTACCCATAGATCCCAGTCAAGGACTTGAGAAGATTGAGGAAGAGAGTACCCAGGATAAGCCCGAATAATTACCGACATTCCACACACCCTTGAACTCTATTTCAATTTCGACCTCATCGTCTTTGACGAGAGATTGAATAGGTTTTCCTTGAACGTTACACATGACTCTTCGGTACCGAAACGGGACTTTTACTGTTAGGATGTTACCATCCAATGGATTGTCAATATTTGGGTTTGATAGAAAACGCCATTTATTTATATGCATTCGCTCTATAATTTCTGAACACTTAGATGGAATTATAAAACGAATATACTTTTTGTCGTTGAACTCATAAATAGGTTCATGTACCTTTCCTAGAAATTTCATTTCTTCTTAAAATAAACTAACGTTAAAACTATAAGTATCACAAAAGTGTACAACAAAACGTGGGAAACGAGAAGAGGTTTGAGTGGCTTTCTAGTGCCGAATACTTGATGACTCAGAGATCTTGACACTTCAACGGCTGACTCGATACTCGAGTATGGTGTATTTCTAGGGGACATCATACCG